CGGCTGGCTGACGCATTGCCTGGGCGTCGAAGAGACGGAGTATTCGATACTGGTCGGGCGGTTTTTCCTGCTCAACCTGATTGCGCGCATCCACGATCCCGGCTGCATCTGCCGCAGCGTGCTCGTGCTCGAGGGAAAGCAGAATCGCGGCAAGAGCGAGTCGCTGCGCGCCCTGGCGGGCGAATGGTTCGCCGACTCGCACCTCGACCTGAACACCAAGGATTCTTTCCTGCAGATCCAGGGCGTGCTGCTCTACGAGATCCAGGAGATGCATGCTTTTTCGAGAGCCGACGTGTCGCGCGTGAAGGAGTTCGTCTCCGGCCGCGAGGACAAGTACCGCCCGCCTTACGGCGCGCGCATCACCAGCGTCAAACGCCAATGCGTGTTCAGCGCTTCGACGAACGAGGGGATTTACCTGCGGGACTGGACAGGCAATACGCGTTATTGCCCGGTGCGAACCGAGGCCTGCGGGCCGATCGACGTGGACCGCGTCGCGGAGTGGCGCGAGCAGCTTTTCGCGGAGGCCTGTGCGCGGCATGCGCGAGCGGAACGTCGACACCCGACGCGCGAGGAGGAGGAAAAACTCTTCACGCCGGAACAGGACGAGCGCGTGGTCGAGCATCCGTGGAAATGGGAGATCCAGCGCTGGCTCGATGCGGAGGCCGGTGGCCCGCACGATCGCGGCCGCGTCACGACGAGCGAGATCCTGATGGACTGCCTCAAGTTCGAGCGGTCCAAGCTCCTCGATCGCCACGAGCAGGACGTGGGGCGAATCATGCAGGCGCTGGGCTGGAAGCGCGTGCGATCGACGAAAGGTGTGCGAGGCTGGTACTACGCGCGGCCGGAGGTCCGTCCCGAATGAGGGGATCGGGACGGGATCGGGACGGCGAATCGGGACGGCGACGATGCTGCCTTGTTTTTGCGGCTTTTTTCAGAAATCCGTCCCGATGTCCCATTGCCCTCGCGCGTGCGCGCTACGCGCGCGTGCGCACATGCATGTGGACATCACATTTCAATGGGACATTGGGACGTTCGGGACGGATTGGGTTAGACCGGAGAAGCCCCGCGCCAGCAAAGGGGCCGCAATGAAAACCTTGCCGACGTGGATGTACGGAGATCCCGCGGTGGTGGTTGAGCGCATCGAGACGGGCGAGCTGCGGGCCGAGGAACGCCGGCGGATTCGCGATATCTCATGGCAGGAGGCATCGCAGGAACGACAACGCGCGAGCTACGGGCTGGTGAGCCTGGGAACGATTCGGCTCATCAAGAGGGCACGCATCCGGGAGCTCATGCGGACCGTCGGGGGGCGCGGGCGATGAGCATATCCCCGGGCGACGAAGAGAACAGGAAACCGGATATACGCGAGCAGGTCGGGATTGCCGTGAATTCCTCTTCGCTCGTGATGCGCGTGCGCAGCGAGGGAGATCTGGACCGAGTCGCAGGCCTGGGCGCGGCGACGCTTTGCGTGCAGCTCGGCGCCGATCGTCGGTACGGAGGATCGATTGTCGAAGCGGCCGCCGGAGCAGCTTCCAATCCAGTGACGATGGCGCGCGATCGACTCGCCGGCGAACTCGGCTCTCTCTTATGGCATGTCCGCTACGGAAGACAGCATGAACATCTTCAGGACGCGGTTGACCTGTTCGCCGAGTGGATGATGACCAGGCCGCAGTTCGCACAGATCGATCCGGAGGCAGCGCGTCGACTGATGCTCGATCTCTTCGCGCAGATGGCGATTCACGAGTGGTTATCCGATCGCTGCGTTGCGTGCGGTGGATCCGGGAAGCTCGAGCGCACGCGTGGCGGGGCATTGATCCGCCCGCGAGGCTCGATGCAGCGCAATGCACGCTTCGCACCATGCCATGGTTGCGGTGGTAACGGGAAGGCAAGACCGAATCACAAGGCTCGAGCTCGTGCGTTCGGCATCCCGAAGCAGTGGTATTTCGAGCAGCGATGGCCCGCGCGATTCCTCATGGCCTTCACGTGGTTGACGCAGATCGGAGGTCGGCTGAGCCATCCCTTGACAATGCAATTGGAACGGCGTAAAAAGCTCGGCTAGTTAAGCGAGCGTTTGAAAAGTTGGCGGCAGAGCAGCGCCGCGAGCCTCCGGGGTACGATCTGCGGACGATGCCCGGTTGGAGTGTGTAAGCCCCGCTCGCTCTAAATCCAGGACCCGACTATGCCTTAAGGCTAGTCGGGTTTTTTCATGGGTCCTTCCCAGCCGAAGGAGCAAGCGGGCGCCAAGACCGCGAAAAAACGATAGTGAATCAATGCGCCCGGAGTGGTCAGTCAAGTAGTCATTGGTCATGATTCCGGGGTGGTCGCATGGAAGATGAGCTCATCAGTTTGCGTAAGTTCGCACGCGAGCGTGGTGTTTCTCTTGGCGCGGTGCAGAAGGCGATCGCCACGAAGCGTGTGACGGCCATCGAACGGGACCAGCGCGGCCGCACGATCGGCATCTACCGGGTCCGGGCTGCCGAGGAGTGGGCTGCGAACACGGATCCGGTTGAAGCCGCCAGGACCCAAGGCTCTCAGCCGGCGCCGATCGTGGTGCCGAAGCAAGGGACGCTTGAGGTGGCGACTGGCGCGGATCCCAGCCAGGCGGGACCTGAATCAGCGGCGCCGGCGGCAAACACCGACCAGGCTGAGTACCTCGCCGCGCGCGCGAAGCGCGAAGGCTTCCAGGCGAAGCAGGCAGAGCTCGAGTACCTCCGGGCTATCGGTGACCTGGTCCCGGCGAACGAGGCGCGCGAGGTTGCCTTTCGCCGGTATCGGACGCTGCGCGACAAGATGCTGAACATCCCGGAGCGCGTCGCTTCCGTGATCGCCGCCGAGCGGGATCCCGCCCGCGTGCACAAGCTGCTCACCGACGAAATCAAGCGAGTCCTCCATGAACTCTCCGATGTTGCCCGCGCCGAAGTTGCCGGAGGGGTTGCAGAGCGCGTGGCTGCTTGATTGCGAGGTCTTCGCCGAAGCGATTGAACCGGACGCCGAGCTGACTGTTTCGCAGTGGGCTGATGCGAACCGGGTGCTCGGCGAGCTGTCGGCCGAGCCCGGCCCCTGGCGTACCGAGCGCGTGCCGTATGCGCGCGAGATCATGGACGCGCTCTCGGCCTCCGACCTGACGCAGGAAGTCGTGCTCATGAAGGGCACGCAGGTCGCGGGCACCGAGATCGGCAACAACTGGATCGGCTACATCGTCGACGTGGCGCCGGGCCCGGCGATGATGGTGATGCCGACCTCGAACACCGGCAAGCGCAGCTCGCGCACGCGCCTGGCGAAGATGATCGAGGCCACGCCCAGCCTGCGCGCCAAGATCAGCGACGCATCGCGCGACAAGTCGAATACGGCATCGCTGAAAGAATTTCCCGGCGGCATCCTGGTCGTCGCCGGCGCGAATAGCGCGGCGGAACTCAAGTCGACGCCGGTGCGATATCTGTTCGAGGACGAGCTCGACGAGTACCCGGACGACGTCGACGGCCAGGGCCCGGCCGACGAGCTCGCCGAGAAGCGCACCGACACCTACGGCTTCCGGCGCAAGATCTACAAGCCCTCGACCCCGACCATCCGCGGGCGATCGAAGATCGAGGCGGCCTACAAGCGCTCCGACCAGCGCCGCTACTACGTGCCGTGCCCGCACTGCCGCCAGGAGCAGGTCCTCGCCTGGGGGCAGATGCGCTGGGAAACGCGCCGGCTGCGCGAGCTGCGCTGCGCGGGCTGCGGGGTGATCACGGAGCTCGCGCCCGGAGCGAGTCCAGACATCTGCACGAGCTGCCAGGCGAAGGTTGAACACGCGCACATCACCGAGCGCGACACCGGCGAGCTGCTCGAGGTGTGGTACGAATGCGCGCATTGCGCCGGGCGCGTCGACGAGCACAACAAGACCGACATGCTGGCGCGCGGCCGCTGGATCGCCGAGGCGCCGGGCCCGGGAAAGCCCGCCGGCTTCCACCTTTCGGCGCTGTATTCGCCGCTCGGCTGGTTCAGCTGGACGCAGGCGGTCAAGAAGCGCCTCGAGGCCGACAAGGAACCGACGGGCGAGCTCCTCAAGGTGTGGACCAACACGGTGCTCGGCGAGACCTACCTCGAGGCCTCCGAGCAGCCCTCCGACCTCGACCTGAAAAACCGCGCCGAGGAATACCGCCTCGGCACCGTGCCGATGGCGGGGCTCATGCTCACGGCGAGCGTCGACGTCCAGGGCGACCGGCTCGAGGCGGAAGTGAAGGCCTGGGGCCGCGGCGAGGAATCGTGGCTGGTGCAGCACGAGGTCATCCACGGCGACACCGAGACGCCCGCGCCCTGGGACAGGCTGAGCGAGTTCCTCGAGCTCACCTTCCCGCACGAAACCGGATCGAAGCTGCGGATCGTGGCGACGGCGGTCGACGCGGGCTTCCGGACGCAGATGGTGTACGACTTCTGCCGGCGGCGCACGCACCGGCACGTAATCCCCGTCAAAGGGCAGGCGCGCGCGGGAAAGTCGATCCTGGGGCGGCCGACTCCGCAAGATGTCACGCATAAAGGCACCACGATCAAGGGCGGGGTGCAGCTCTGGCCGGTGGGCGTCGACACCGCAAAGGCGCGGATCTACGCGCGGCTCAAGATCACGATGACCGGCCCGGGCTGCATGCACTTCCCGCTCGGCCTGCCGGAGGACTACTACAAGGGGCTCACCGCCGAGCGCCTGGTGACGCGCTACCACAAGGGCTATGCGCGCATGAGCTGGGAAAAGGACGCCGGCTCGAGGAACGAGCCGCTCGACCTCGAGGTGTACGCCTATGCCGCGGCGCTCTATGCCGGCATCACGCGGGTGAACTGGGACAAGCTCGAAGCGACGCTCAAGCTGACCGCGTCGGATCTGTTCGTGGCGGCGGCGCATGCCGGAGAAGCCGCGAAACAGCCGGTCGCGCCTGATGCACCGCCAGCTGCGCCCGCCGCAAAGCCCCGGCGCACGCGCCGCGACAACTTCGTCAACCGCTGGAGGAGCTGATGGAAGTCTATTACCCGAACTCGAACCGGCTCGGCCGGATCCTGGTGCTGTACGAGACCATTGCCGAGCAGGCCGAGATGCTGGGCGCGCTCTTCGCGCTGGGCGTCGTGGTCGAAGTCGAAGATCACGAATGCGGCCGCGGCAAGATCTACACGATCGCCTGCCGCCCGCAGGGCCCGCATTTTTTCGACGCGCTCTCGGAAGGCGAGGAGATCCCCGAATATCGCATCGAATGGGCGCACGACTGCGCTTTCGAGAACCCGGAACGCGAGGCGAAGCGCGTGGATAGCGGCCGCTTCGGCTTCGCCTTCGTCCGCAAGATCATCGTGTGCGTCCCTCCGCTGCAGATGGGCGTGGCGCCGCAAAGCGCGCAACTTCACTAGAGGGGCCTTCATCATGGCAACGCTCAAGAAAAATGTGACGGTCGAGGGCGGGCACTATCTGAAGGCCGGCGCGCTGGCGAGCGTGGTGGCGGTGCGCTGGGCCAAGGATGGCGATTATCCCGCCGTGCAGCGCTACCCGATCGAGGGGCGCCTCTACAAGGGCTTGCTCGAGGTGTCTCCGAAGGAGCGTTATTCGCTGAAGTTCGGGGACTGGGTGGTGGAGGATGGCGAGCACGTCTACGTGGTCGACGAGGAGCGCTTCGCGCGCGAGTACAAGGAGGTGCCCGAGAAAATCGTGGCGCCGAAGGTGAAACCCGCGGTGGCCGCGCTCGTCGTCCTGATCGCGGCGGCGGTGCTCGCCCGGCTGTTGTTCACGCAGGACGATGGCGTCTACCTCTTCAGCGTCACGCACCTCATGTATTACCGCGCGCTGCTCGGCCAGTGGAACGGCCTGGCGAACTCGGTGTTCGATCTTGATACCGACACGATCAAGGTGTCGGCGCACACCAACACCTACTCGCCGAACCAGGACACGCACGAATTCTTCAGCGACCTGACCAACGAGGTGACGGGCACCAACTACACCGCGGGCGGCGCGACGCTCGCGAGCCCGACGGTCACGCGGACGACCGGCACGGTGACCTTCGACGCGAACGATGTGGTCTGGACGCAGTCCGGGGCCGGCTTCTCCACGGCGCGCAAATTCGCGGTCTATCGCTCGACCGGCGCCGGCGCGACCTCCAAGCTCTACAGCGTGGTGACCGCCGATGCCGACGTCGGCAACGTCACCGGCGACCTCACGATCCAGTGGAACGCGAGCGGCATCTCGACCTGGACGACGACGTAGGTGTGCGAAATCCTACTTTGCGCGCGCAACGATCAACTCGCAGACCCGGAGAAGGACCGGCGCTGCGGCTTCAAGCTCGGGCACGTGGTCGTCGTGAAGGAAGACGGCGCGACATGGGGCCGGCTGGAGAGTAAGCAACAGTGGATTGCCGAGGGCAACGCGGCGGCTGACTGGCCGAACCAGGGGCGCCTGGTGATCGTGAAGATCCCGGGCCCGACGGCTGCCAGGGCGTCGGCCTTGCTTGATGAGCAGACCGAGGACGATCTAGGGGTGGCGGTGACCGATGTCTTCGATCGCCCGCTCTGCTTCCGCAAGCGGCGTTGGCGGGCCCGGCTCGGCCTGATTCCTCAAGCCTTCAAGGACGCGCTCACAGCCGATGGCGAGGTAACGGTGACGGTGGCGCAGATTCGCGCCTTCATCACGCGCTTCCGCGACGACGCGGTGTTCGCGGGGCTCGACTGAGATGGCGACGCGCATCATCAAGACGGTGAAGCCATCGGGCGGGGATTACACCTCGCTCGCGGGTGCGATCGCGGGTGAGGCCTCGGATTTCGTCGCCGGAGACAAGATCATCGAGCTTGACTTGTACGCCATGCAGGACACGGCACAGGTGACTATCTCCGGGGCGACGACCGACGCGACGCGCTACTGGGATATTGTCGCCATCGACATCCACAGCGGCGTCTACGACGCGGCGAAGTGGCGGCTTGAGCCAACAGACGTAGATGCGCTGGTCATCGACGATGAGTTCGTGCGCTTCTACGGGCCGCAAATTGATATTCAGGGGCCGACTACACCGCGCGTTGAACTATACCTGCGCTTCATCGGCACGCCATCCGACGTGCGTGTGGAGCGGTTCATCATCGCTGGCAATGGGGCGAACTCTTTTGGCATCGCAACCGAGAGCGGCGCGTTCACGGCAAAACTGGGGAACGGCATTATCTACGACTGTACCAAAGATTTTTCGGGAGGGTTCCGCTTTTCTGGCAGCGGCCTGTGCTACGCCGAGGATCTGACGTTCAACAACTGTTTCTACGGCATCCGTGACTCGCACGGCGGGAGCGGCACGATCACCGTTAAGAATGTGATTGCCTCCGCGCCGACGGACACTGGCTTCCTCCTCGATGCGGGGTCGTGGGGCGCGGGCACCGATTACAACGCCTCGAGCGACGGCACGAGCACGGCCGGGACACACAACCGCGTCAGCCAGACGTTCACCTTCGTCAACGCCGGAGCGAAGAACTTTCACCTTGCGGGAGGCGACGCAGGGGCAAAGGGCTTTGGCACTGACCTGAGCGCGGATGCGAACTATCCGATCACGAAAGATGTTGATGGCGAGACGCCTGTGACGCCGTGGAATATCGGCGCGGATCAATTTGCGGCAGTCGCGGGACTCGCTTCGCGCGGCGCGCCGCGCAGTCTGGCTAGAGGGCTTGGGCGATGAAACTGTTCTCTTCGGAGTACGGTGTTGCCCGCCACATCTATGTGCCGATGGTGAAGCGCGCCGTGGTGGACTACGCGGTCGGCGCGGACTGGACCCCGGCCGCGGGCGACGTGAAGATCAGCAAGGACGGGGGCGCTGCGGCGAATGTCACCAACCTGCCGGTGGCGATCGCAATGGGCAACACCGCGATTTGGGATTTCTCGCTCACCGCGACCGAGATGCAGGCGGCGCAGGTGGCCGTCACCATAGCGGACTCCGCGACCAAGGCCGTCGAGGATGACGCCTTCGTGATCGAGACGTTCGGCGAGGGGCAGGGCCAGATGGATCTGCGCAAGATCGCCGACGCGCTCTTGAAGCGCGACATGGCCGGAGTCGCCGGCGAGGCAGCGCGCTCGCCGCTGAACGCGCTGCGGTTCCTGCGCAATCTGTGGTCGATCAGCGGTGCGACGCTGTCGGTGAAGAAAGAGGACGACACGACCGAGGCCTGGAACGGGACGATCACCTCGACTCCGGGCGCTAACCCGATCACTTCGGTGGATCCGTCATGAGCGAACAAGCCGGATTCGTACAGGGCCCGCCAGACATATCGACGGGCAAGAAGATCGCCAACCTGGTGGCGACGCTGCCAGCGGGAACGCCGGTCATCAATGCAGACGGCACGACGACAACATTGGCCGCGGCAGCCAATGTGTTTATTCAGAAGGTCGCACTCGCCGACGCTGCTGGAAACACTATCAGCACGTTCGAGGATGTAGTGACGCAGGCAGAAATCTTGAGCGTGCTTAAACAGATTCGGAGCGGCATTGCCGAAATGTCCGGGATGTTGCTCCAGGACGACGACGATTTGACCAATTAAAGGAAAACAGATCATGGGACAAGAAGTTCTGCAGCGCGGTTACGGCACCTATGAAAACGTCAACCAGCAAATCGACCCTGGCCATCATGCAGCGCGCGTCAGCATTCGACCGAGCGATCCTGGGGTCTATGGCGAGTATTCATTCGCTGTCAATTCAGGAGTCATGGCGGCGGGTCTGGCAGCGAATGCGCCGGTCTTCGCCTTCCGCTGGGCGACGAATTCAATCTTCGCATTGATCAAGAACGTCAGATTCACGGCTGCTACGGATGGGACGGCCTTTGCGCAAGGCTCGGTCATCATCGATCTGATTCGTGCGACGGGCTTCACCGTTCAGGACACAGGTGGCGCGTCGATCTCGCTGGCGGGCAAGTCGCAGGCGCTCTCAACCCGGATGGGTGCATCGCAGATTCAGATTGCGGCTTCGGCGACGGGGCAGATCGCGGTGGCGAATACAGCCACGCTCACGGCAGGCACCCGCGTCCTCGACAACAACGCGATGGGCATCCTCGTCAGTTCGGTCGGCGCAGTACCGGCGAACTTCGTGTCGATGCAGCCGGGTCTGCTGTTCGACCGGCTCGATCCGCGGAAGAACCCGCTGGAACTCGCGATGAACGAAGGGTTCGTCATTCGCGCCACGGTCCCGGCCACCGGCACCTGGAAGTTCGGCGTCGAAGTCGACTGGGATGAAGTAGACCCGGCCCGCTACTTCTGATAGTCATGGCTTGGGCAACCGAGGGAGTCAAGGTTGATCCGGTAATCGACGATCTCCTTGCCGATACTGGACAGTTGTCTGTCGGCATCGCCAGCTTCACGATTCTCATGCACAACGCCAACGGAGGTTCGGTAGTAATCCAGCACAGGAACGCCATGAACGACGCCGATCTGCACAGCCAGAAGGCATACCTGCCGTCAGGGTTTCTCCATACCGTGATCGGACCTGTAGCTGTGATCGCCACCGGCGAACGTCTGCGCGTTCTTGCCGCGACGGATTTCTCCGGAGAAGTGCAGGTCAGCATCTTGCAGTGAGATGAATGCTCCTCGATCTTCGCAACTGGCAGGTCTACCCGCAGGGCGGGAACGCCTCGGTCCTCGCGCCGTGGGTGGGCGGCGCGGGCGCGCCTGCTGCCGCGGTCGTTCTAGCGGGGCTCGCGAGCCATAGCTATCTCGGCCAGGCGCCGAAGCTGCAGCTGCAGATACAGGCGCCGGGACGCACGCACACCTACACCGCGCTGGCCCCGCAGGTCCGGGTAAAGGTCCAGCCCGCGCAGGCGACGCACACCTACGTCGGCCAGGCGCCGCAGGTCCGCGTCAGGGTGCAGCCGGCGCAGGCGACGCACACTTACACCGGGCCGATTCCGCAGGTCCGGGTCAAGATCCAGCCGTCACAGGCGACGCACACGTACACGGCGCGCGTGCCGGGGATCTCGACCGGCAGCGGCGTCGTGCCGCCCGCGGCGACGCACACGTATACCTCGCGGGTGCCGCAGGTGAAGGCATCGGTGTTCGGTGCCATAGCAACGCACAGCTATACGCCGCGGGCGCCGCAGGCGCGCAGCAAGGTCGCGCCGGCGCAGGCCACGCACAGCTACACCGCGCGGACGCCGCAGGCGCAGGTCAGAGTGAGCCCGGGCCAGGCGACGCATACCTATACCGGCCGCCTGGCGCAGCTTCGCGCGAAGGTTTCGCCGGCGCAGGCGACGCACGCATATACCGGCCGCGCGCCGAGCGCCAATGCCGGCGGCTTCGTGAGCGCGGTCGCGGCGACGCACAGCTACACGGCGCGGACGCCGCAGGCGAAGAGCAGCGTGCGGGCGCCGGGGGCGGTGCACACCTATTCGGGCGTGCTGCCGAATTATGTCGCGACGAT